CTTTTGCCCCTAGAAGTGTTGATTTATATAGAGGACAAATTGAGTACAGATAGAGAACACACTATTAGCTAGATACATCAATAAGAATAATCAATACAACCGCCCTCAAATAATCGTTCACCTCACACACTCACACACATCTAGGGCAATTTGATAGTGTGATATAAGAGCAACACTACTCTCTTGCTAGTAATGTGTGTGGCTTCCTTGCAATAGTGTGATATATATGCAACAATGCGTTCTCTTTTTGTTCTCACGGACACCCCCACCCCCCAAAAACGATTTTGTTCAATTATGGTATGGATTCCTCTCCACAGCGGAGGGACTTTTTTAAATATTAACTTTTGTTAATAGGTTGAACATATGTCATTTTTATATAATATGGGGTAATGCCTACTAATACTTCACGATATGATCCTATGTGTTTGGAACAATATGAAGAACCCCCCGAATTATTACACTTTCAATGGGAGGGTAAAAAATGTGGGTATAAGGTTTATAGATATGCATTGGTAGATGTTATAGACCATAATAAGATTGATCCCGAACATAAGAGAACAAAGGAAGAACAGAATTTAACCCATAAACAGATAAAAGAAAGGTATTTAAAAAATGCGTAAATTTATACAAATTAATAAACCTAAAACTTTATTACATTTTCAGAAGGGTAATCATATATATAGGTATGTATTAGTAGATAGATATGAATATACTAAAACGCATCATAATGGCTTTGATGATAAGGAGCATATGACCGAAGCTGAAATTTTTCAGTTGATGAACCCCCGTAAGTTGCGTAGAAAATATATACACAAGAAATAATATTTGATATACTATTTTAATGGCAAAAGCTAAATGGAAAGAAAAAGAATGGGAACCTAAAACAAGGAAACAAATAGGTAGGCACAAAAAGCGGATGAATAAGGATGAAAAAAGAAGTTATAAAAAAAATAGGGGACAAGGAAGATAAAAGAACCTATAAAAAGGAAAAGGATTATAATACAGATATGACATATGAGAATGAGTTAAATAGGTTTCTTGATGACATAGCTAATAATACTCCAAACGAAAGACAATTTGATGAATCTTAAAGAAGGTGCAAAAGTAAATACAGATATTAAATCATTAATAGCTATCATTATAGGGGTAGGTGTTGGTGTATGGGCATACTTTGGTATTGTTGAAAAATTAAATCAACATAGTACAACATTACAATTATATGAATCTGATTTAGAAAAGAACACAGAATTTAGAATAGGTTGGCCACGGGGTACTTTAGGTTCATTACCCGCTGATTCTGAACAATTTATGCTTATTGAAGATTTATATAAACAGGTAGAAAAATTACAAATTCAACAAGAAGCAGGAATGCACAATAAAGTAAATATAGAATTTATACAAAAACAGTTAGAAAAGGCTTTAAATGATATTGAAGTTTTAAAAGACAAAGCAAGAGATATGCATTATAAGAATGGTAATGGGAGCCACGAATGATTGAAAAATTAATGACATTATTAGTAGGTATTTTATTAGCTTTAGCTGGATGGACATTAACTAGAACATTTGATTTATCAACTAACCAAGCTGTTCAACTAGATAAAGTTTCTAAATTAGAAAGACAAGTAGAAAAACTACAAAATAAAATGGAAAGAATGATGGATTCTGATGAAGAGATTATGGAGCAACACGAAAAATTATTTAAAAAATTAGAACAAGGAAACACGGGGTATTCATATAACTAATGATTGAAACAGTAATAGCATTATTAATGATAGTGAATAACGAAATTCAAGAACATAGAATACAAGAATCTATGTCAGCTTGTTTAAAAGGAAAAAGAATTGCAGATCGCCAATTAAAATCTGGTGGCAATGTTAGGTATCAATGTTTAAAATCAGAAGCAGAAATTGAGATATATTTAGACAAAAAACATATCAAAAAACTAATCTTAAAATAGGAGTACAATTATGGAGGAACCTCTATATGAAATCCATAATTCTTTTCGAATTGACTAATTTTCGTTGGTTGGGCTTTTTTTTAGCCATGCTGGGGGTATATCTGCTTTCAGACGGCGATTACTTTGGTAATCCAATGGTTCAGTCCATAGGATGGGGTAGTGCTTGTCTTTCGGCTTTATTTTGGGTAATAATGGGTGTAAAGGATAAGGATGTACCAAGAACCTTAATGGAATTGGTATATATGATATTAGCATTACGGGCTATTATAAATTGGATGGTATAATGGATAATGAAAGTCTAGCTAAAGCAATAAAAATTGCTAAAGAACTAGAAAGACGAAAAGCAACTAATCGTATGGAAGAGTACGATCCATATGATTACCAAAAAAAATTTCACAACACATTAGCTAGTCAAAGATTATTAATGGCTGGTAATAGGGTCGGGAAGTCATTTTGCGGGGCAATGGAAATTGCATACCATATGACGGGCAAATACCCAATGTGGTGGGAAGGCAGAAAATTTAATAGACCTATAAGAGCATGGGTAGGGGGAGTTTCAAATGAAACCACTCGGGATGTCTGCCAAAAAGAGCTTCTCGGCCAACCAGATGATCCAACTGCAAGAGGTACAGGTTCAATTCCCTTAAATGATATTGGTGATACAGTTAGAAAAGCTGGTGTACCAAATGCAGTAAACTCCGTTGTAGTAAAACATATTACAGGAGGATATTCAAGACTAGGTTTTAAAGCATATGAAATGGGAAAAGAAAAATGGATGGGTGAAAGTTTAGATGTAATATGGTTAGATGAAGAACCACCACAAGGTATATATTCACAAGCATTAACAAGAACAGCAGATAAAGGTGGAATTGTTTATATGACATTTACACCAGAACAAGGGATGACAGAAACAGTAGCACAATTTGTAAATAATTTAAAAGATGGTCAAGCATTATTACAAGCTACATGGGATGATGCACCTCATATGACAAAAAAAGTAAGAGAACAAATATTAGAGGCATTACCACCACACGAAAGAAAAATGAGAGAACGAGGTATTCCTGTACTTGGTTCTGGTTTAGTATTTCCAATAGCAGAAGAAGATATATTATGCGATCCAATAGATATACCTACTCATTGGCCTAGATTATGTGGAATAGATTTTGGATGGGATCACCCAACAGCAGTAGTATGGATTACATGGGATAGAGATAATGATATTGTATATTGTTATGATTGTTATGCTATGAGGCAAGAAACAGTACCAATACACGCATCAGCTATAAATGCTAGAGGCAGATGGATTCCTGTAGTATGGCCTATGGATGGAAGACAAGCAGATAAAGGATCGGGTAAAAACCTTACAGAACAATACAAAAAAGAAAGAGTTAATATGTTAAGAGAGCATTTTAGCAATCCCCCATCACAAGGTATGAAAGAAGGTACAGGTGGTAATTCTGTTGAGGCAGGAATAATGGAAATGCTAACAAGATTTAAAACAAAGAGATTGAAAATTTTTAAAAATCAAGGTAAACTGCTAGAGGAATTGCGAATGTACCATAGAAAAGATGGTAAGATTGTTCCAAGCCATGATGATGTAATATCGGCTTTAAGATATTGTGTTATGTCATTAAGAAAAGCTAGGATCAAAAATTACGAACCTTTACAAGTGCGTTCTGATTCTGAATTTAATTTATTTAATTAAGAAAGGAAAAATATGGGTGGATTTATAAGATCAATAGCACGAAAAGTATTTAGAAAACCTAAACAAGTTGTAATACAACAACAAGCTCCTGTTCAAGCTACTAAACAAACTGCAAAAGCAGATGGTAAAACAGCACAGGCTTTAGCGGCAAGTAAAAGTGGTAAGTATGGCACAAGCACAATTATGAATGAAGCAAGTGGTGTTGAAGAAGAGGCAAATGTTTCTAAAACAGCTTTAGGTGGTCAAAGTATTAAGAAAAAAAAGAAATACGCATAGTTTATGATTGAAGTCGTTACAAACGACAAATGGCGACAACCTATAGGTAAATACCTAAAAGAAAAATGTTATATATCTGCTGATATAGGAGATGCATTTTCTTATATAGGATTTATAGAAGATGATAAAATATTAGGCGGATTTCTTTTTACAGATTTTGACGGACATAATATATATGTTCATCTTGCTATAGAAACTCCTAGATTATTTTCAAGAAAACATATAAAATATGTATTTGACTATGGTTTTAACCAATTAAAATGTGGTAGGATGACAGCAGTATGTCGTAATGGCTACGAAAGGAATGAACGCATTTTAAGTGGGACAGGATGGACAAAAGAAGGTATAGTAAGAAAAGTTATGAAAATTAATAATGAATTTGTGGATGCGGCAATATATGGAATGCTAAAACACGAATGTAAATGGATAAAGGAGAAATAATGGGAGGAAAAGCTCAACCTCAAATGCCACCACCTGTAGATACATCAGTACAAGACAAGGTAGATGCTTCTGAAGCTAAATTAGCAAAAGAAAAAGAAAAAGCTATTGGTTTAAAGAAAAAAGGAATGCATGGTACTATTTTAAATACAGGCACAGGTATAGAAGAAGAGGCAACAACTTCATCTTCATTACTAGGTGGAAAAAAATAATTCATGGCATCATTTGAATACATAAAAAAAAGATGTTCTGCATTAGAATCTGATAGACAAACTTGGGAAGATCATTGGCAAGATATATTAGATTATGTTATGCCAAGAAAAGCAGATGTTACTTTTGTAAGATCGAAAGGTGAAAAAAGAACAGAAGTATTATTTGATTCAACAGCTATTACCGCAAATAATTTATTAGCGGCAAGTCTTCAAGGAACATTAACATCTCCATCATTACCATGGTTTCATTTAAAATTAAGAGATGACGAAATAAATCAAAATAGAGATGTGCAATTATGGTTAGAAGATTCTGCTAGAAGAATGTATGATGTATTTAATGAATCTAATTTTAATACAGAAGTACATGAATTATATTTAGATTTATGTTCAGTAGGAACAGGTGCAATATTTGTTGAAGAAGGAAACAATGGTTTTGAAAAAGATGGTATTCATTTTAATTGTTTACATATTGCAGAATATTTTATTCAAGAAAATAATACAGGAAAAGTAGATACACTTTATAGAAAATATAAATTAACAGCACGACAAGCTATAGAAGAATTTGGTGAAGAAAATATAGGTGAAAAAATAATCGAAGCCGCAAAAAATAAACCAGATAAACAATTTAATTTTATACACGCAGTAGAACCTACAAAAGATTATGAAAGAGCAACAGGAAAATCTGCAACAAAATTACCTTTCCATTCTTGTCATGTTTGTGTTGAAGATAAAATGGTTGTTAGAACAGGTGGGTATAATGAATTTCCATATTTAGTTCCAAGATGGGCAAAAGCAACAGGAGAAATTTTTGGAAGATCGCCAAGTTATAATGCATTACCAGATATTAAAACTTTAAACAAAGCAGTTGAAATAGGATTAAAAGCATGGGCTAAAGCTATTGATCCACCATTACTTGTTCAAGATGATGGAGTAATTGGTAGAGTTAGAATGACACCTGCTGGAATTACAGTAGTAAGATCAGATGGTGCAATTAAACCATTACAAATTGGTTCTAATTGGCAAATAACTGATTTGAAAGAAAATCAATTAAGAACAGCAATTAGACAAGCATATTATTCAGACCAATTACAATTACAAGAAGGCCCACAAATGACGGCAACAGAAGTACAAGTTAGATATGAATTAATGCAAAGACTTCTTGGCCCAACATTAGGTAGATTTCAAAGTGAATTTTTAAATCCTTTAATTGAAAGAGTATTTGGTATTATGTTTAGAGCAGGTGCTTTAATGCAACAACCAGATGTTATAGGTGGTTCAAAATTAGATATTGAATATGTTGGCCCATTAGCAAGATCACAAAGAATGGAAGAAGCAGTTGCTATAGAAAGATTATATCAATTAGCTATGAATGTTGCACAAGTTGATCCAAATATTATGGACAATATAGATCATGATAC